GGACATAGCCCTCGAGGCATTGAATGGCAAGAGCTCGCGCTACGGCCAACTCTGGCGCTACTTCGACGGCGAGCAGCCCCTTCGGTACTCCTCAGAGCGCCTCCACGAACTCTTCCGCGCGCTAGACGTGCGCTTCGTGGAGAACATCTGCGCCGTGGTGGTGAACGCCACCTACGACAGGATCCAGCTGGAGCGCTTCACGGTGGAGGGCAGCGATGAACTCACCGCCCGGCTGAACCAGATTTGGAAGGCCACGGAACTTGACCTGGACGCCGAGGATGTGACTCTGGCCTCGTTGGTTTGCGGTGAGGGCTACGTGGTGGCCTGGAAAGAGGACGACGACATTCAGGCGTTCTACCACGATCCGAGACTCTGTTACGTCCACTACGACCCCCAGAACCCACGTAAGAAGTTGTGGGGGGCCAAGTGGTGGAACGAAGCCATCGACACGGAGGGCAAGCCGGCGGAACGTACTCGGGTGACCCTCTACTATCCCGATTACTTGGAGTATTGGATCTCCACGAAGAAGCCGGACGATGCCAAGAGCGCCAAGCACTACGAACTTCTCGAGCGCGAGGGTCTAGGCAACCCCGCTGAGAATCCCTTCGGCCAAGTGCCCATATTCCATTTCCGCCGTGAGCGTCGCCGGGTGCTGTCAGAACTCAACGACATCATCTCCCTGCAAGATGCCGTCAACAAGCTGCTCTCGGACATGATGTGCTGCTCCGAGTACGCCTCCTTCATGCAGCGTTGGATAGTCACCGGGGCCGATGCCGACAACATCAAGAACGTACAGTATGAACACTGGGTCATCCCGCCGGGGGACAAGGATCAGGAACCCACCAAGGTAGGCCAGTTCGAGCCCGCGGACCTCACCCAGTTCCTCGAGGCCATCAACTCCCTCGTGGCCACGGTGGGTGTGATTACACGCACTCCCAAGCACTACTTCTTCCAACAGGGGGGCGACCCCTCGGGCGAGGCTCTCCTGACTCAAGAGGCCCCGCTTAACAAGAAGTGCCAGCGCTACATCAACCGCTTGGGGAACACCTGGCAAAGGGTGGGGGCCTTCCTCTTGGAATTGGACGGGGCGGGTGCGCTTGACCCGGAGACCATCAATCCCATATTCGCGCCGCCGCAGAGCGTGCTTCTCAAAACGACTTCCGAGATTCGCAAGAGTGACGTGGAGTCGGGTATACCTCTGCAGACCTGCCTCCGCCGCGAGGGGTGGACGGAGCAGGAGATCGCGGACATGGATGAGGACCGGCAGGCGGAGCAGTCATCGCGCTCCACTAGCCTGGCTTCAGCCGTACTGGAGCAGGAGCGCAGGTTCAACCAAGGGGAGGTTGAGTGAAAGTCACGGTCTTAGACGCCTGTGATGAGACGCACGAACACGAGGCGGCCAGCTTCGACGTGCACGACGGCACGCTGTTTCTATTTCAGAATGATCAGGGGACCCCAATCGCGGCCTGCTACGCGCCCGGTGCTTGGCAGAAGTGCTACCTGAGCGAATGAATCGCTGGTGGGTGATATCCGATTGCGTCCTCATCACCGCGCTTCGCAAAGCACAGGCCGGCCAAGACATCGAGAGCATCCTGGCCCAGATAGATTCCGAGTCAGACCACATGGATTACAAGAACGGGCGCTGTGTGGGGACGGATTACCTGCGGCCGGTGAAATGACGGGAGGACCACGTGTCTGATCCTCTCGTAGTAACCCAACTCCGCGAATTCAAGGAGGGTGTTCTTGCCCGCGAGGCCCAGCAACAACGGCTCATGGCTCGGCGGTGGTTGCAGGTTGAAGCGAAATTGGAAAGTCAGATCACGGCTCTATCCGAACAGATCACGCGACTCAGCCTGGAAGGAAAAGACGTTGCATCCCGCGTCCACACGCTTGACCGATACCATAAGCTCCTAGCCCAAGCGCAGGAGGAGTTCCAAGAGTACGCCCAGTGGGCTGACGGGGTCATCACCTCAGGTCAGACGGAAATGGCTTTGGGCGGGGTGCAACACTCCCTCACCCTGCTAGACACCATAGCCGTGGGTATGGACTTCAACCGCTTGAACCCCTCGGCAGTGACCAACATGATCGGCATGACCGCCGACGGGCAACCTTTGGGGGAACTCCTGAAGCTGAGAATGGTCCGGGATTCCACGGGTCTACCTCTGCCGGGGGTGCACGAACGCCTGAGCCAAACCTTGGTCAATGCCACCGCGCAAGGGTGGAACCCCAGAAAGACCGCGGACATGATCCGCGACGACCTCTCGGGTGGGCTGGACAAGGCGCTGCAGATCAGCCGCACGGAACAGATACGTTCCTACAGAATGGCCCAGGCGCAAGCCTATGAAGCCTCAGGGCTTAACCTCAAGGTCAAGCGGCTGGTAGCGCACAACGACAGAACTTGTCTCGCATGTCTCAGCCGGGAAGGTGAGGTAACCCCAGCCAACGTCCCTATCGCCGACCATCCTTTGGGCCGCTGTACAGGCGTCCCGTTCCTCGCCGACGGCCCCGAACCCCAGTTCCTCTCAGGCGAGAAGTGGCTCGAAAGCCAACCAGAGGCAACCCAGCGCTCCATCATGGGGGGGAAGCGCTTTGACGCTTGGAAGAACGGCGACGTGAAGTTCGGTGACTTTGCCTCAGTGACCCACGACCCCGTATGGGGCGGGGGGCTGAAGGTGACGCCGCTGAGGGAGTTGGGGGTGGGGAAGAATGCCCTTGTTGAATTTGCTAACAACCGCGAAGCGGCGGCTTGGGCACAAAGCCAATATGGGAAGATCACGAATGCCGGGGACCTTGATACGCTTCGGCGCTATCAGGGGGCTGGCTATCAAGGCATGAACCCTTACCTGCGGGGCACGAAGAAGTTCACCCCCGAACGGGCGGCTGGTTACAGAAGCGAGGCCAAGCGCATAGATGCGGTTCTTGGAGAGCATGCGCTGCCGAATGACGTGGTTGTATTGAGGGGCACGGGCCTAAGTGCATTCAAGGTCAAGAGCGCGTCTGACTTGGAGGGTATTGTGGGCCAGGTCTTCGTGGACAAGGGGTATATGTCCACCGCTCTCACAACCAAGATCCCCACGGCCTTCAAGAGCAAGCAGGTTCTGATGCGTGTGCGTGTCCCCAAGGGTACGCCGAGCTACTATATGCCCAACGTGGCCACTGAGGCACGTATGAGAGCCGAGCAGGAGTTGCTACTGGGGCGCGGGCAGAAGTTCATCATTGATGGTGTCAAGTTCAATGGTCGCTCTGGTAAGTGGGAGATAGACGCAACAATCCTGGCGGGGTGAGGTATGAGCAATCTTGAATATGACGAACCCATTTTTGAGATAGTGGGCATTTGCCACCTGTGCATGAATCGCACGGAAGTTCACACCTGCCAAGCCTTCCCCGATGGTATCCCCACGAAGATACTCACGGGTGAGCACGACCACCACACTCCCTATCCCGGCGACCACGGCATCCAATACAAGCCCAAGCTGAAAGCAGTCTAGGGTGCACCCCTCTCGGGATACCGGGAGGTACTTAGGCCGTGTTACTGCGTAGCGGGCGCACGGCGAGCACACTCGTGGCTCAGTGGTAGAGCGCGGCATCTGATAAACGCTGAGACGCGGGTTCGACTCCCGCCGAGTGTGCATTCCAAACGCAGTATGTCGCGCTTAGTACGACTTACTGCAAGCGAATTGGCAGATGTTGCGGAATGTGCAACAACTCAAGTTGTCAATTAGCAACTTCGGCAGCGGATAAGAATGCCAGCATCCATGCGGGAGTGCTGGTAATTGTATCCCGCGCAACCACTCAGAATGGCTTACAGGTTGCTCAGTATCGTGAGTAAAACTACTGCGCAAATGGACGCATCCCGAACTTGTGCAGTAGTGGCGCAGATCGCAAATAACCCTAATCAGCAACGCGCCTTATTACAGGTTAGGGCCGAACCGATAATAAGGGCCGCCTTCGGGTGGTCCTTTTGCATGGAGGTGGTCGTGTACCCCCTCAAAGTCCGCGAGCGCATCGAAGACATTCGCCTAGAGAACTGGTTTGGCGAAGAGGCCAAGTTCCCGCAGATGGTCATGGGTTACTTCACGTTTGGCCACCACAATGCCACGACGTTCGTAGCCCACGCCCGAAGATTGTCGGGGGTGGACAAAGCCACCACGCAAGAACGCAAGGGTTTCCTCTGGCGCCAGCTGGACGGCCGCTTGAGAGTTTGGAACGTGACCTACACCACCAAGAAGAACGTCGAGTACGGCTGGTGGACGCAGTACGTGAGTGAAGACGGCCATTGTGTCTACGAGCCCACAGTCGAGAGTGATCCCGGG